GACTCCACCAGCTACACAAGAGCGCAATGGCATGGCGGATATGCCCAACATTAACACGAAACAATTTCAGGCGAAAGTGGACACGTATCGCAATACATGGATGGCGATGGCGGCGCAGGGCGATGGCTACGTGGAAGTGCTCGCGGAGCACGATGACCCGATGGAAGCGGAGCGCAGGGGCAAGGTGCTCACGGAAGAAATGAACTCGGCAATTCGTCGGTGGGATAACCCCGATTTCGAGCAGGGCAATCAATACATCCTCGAAACCGCCGCACGCGATACGCAAATGGGGCTTTACGGCATTGGCATTGCTTTCTTTCCAGACTCCATTGATTTCAGGTTCAAGATGATTCCGACACGGCGCGTGCTGTTGCCGGATGGCACCCGGCTTTCGATGGACAACACATCGGCCATGTGGATTGAGGATCAAATGTCAGTGACCGATCTTTATGCCAAGCGAAAGCTGCCCGGCTGGAACGAAAACGCGATCCTGAGAAACCTCTACGCACACGTAGAACTTGTGTCACAAAACAGATACACAGGATACGCGGAATGGGTGAATCAGATTCGCAATAATGACGCATGGCTACTGAGCGAGTTTCAGCCCGTGCGACTCATTCACATGTTCACCAAGGAGTTTGACGGCACGATCACGCACTCCATGTTCACGGATTTATTCGGCAACCTTGGCGCGGATGAATTGGCGAAAAGGAAAGACGCGGATTCATTCATTTACGACAAGCTGAAAGTGGCAAAACGCTGGCAGCAAGTGCTGATTCCGTTCGCCGATAACGCAGGGCCGGAGTGCGACTGGCACGGCGTAAAGGGCTTTGGCGATCTCATCTTTGACGGGTGTCATTTGAACAATTTGATGTTCAACCGAGGGGCGGCTGGGGCGGTTATTTCAAATATGCTCATGTTTAAGGGAATGAGCGAGTCGGACACGCAAAAGCTGGATCAGATCACGATGACGCATCTAGGCATCATGGCTCCCGGACTGGAATTGGAGCAGGTTCGTTTTCAGGCGGATATTGAAGGTGCGCTTTCCATCGTCGGCATGGGCAGTCAGTTGCTCGCGGAAAACACTCGTATCTCTCCGCAGAACGATAAAACGACGACTGGCGAACAGCCAACAGCAACGCAGGTAACGGCGGATCGTGCGGACAGAGCGCAATTCTCCACGCTACAAATCATGGTGTATCGCAGCGTCGGCTTGGACGTGCTTTTCAGTGAGATGTATCGGCGTCTCGCGCAACCCGCGAGCAAGTATCCGCCAGCGTGGGGCGGCGGCGAAGTGGCAAAACGATTCCGTGACCGATGCGCCAAGCGCGGTATCCCGGACGGCGAATTGATGGACGTGAAATGCGTGCGGGCAAATCGCAACATCGGCAGTGGCGATCTCGCGCTGGATTTGATGAAGGGCAAGGAACTCATGGGCATTGCTACGCCCGGTAAAGGGCAACTGAACGCCCGCAAAGAAATTGCCGCCGCACTCAAGGGCGTCGAAATGATCTCGGCGTTTGTGGAGGAAGCAGAACCGCAACCCGGACAGGACGAAGTTCAAATTGACAACGAAAACAACCTGATTCAACTCGGACAGCCGCCCATTGCGTTTGGATTCCAAGATCAGGAAAGGCACGTTGCGAAGCACATGGAGCTTCTTTCGCAGGCCGCGCAGATGATTCCGCAGTTGATGCAGCAAGGGATCGGGCCGCAAAACTTGGAGGGAGCCAAGAAGCTCAGCAACCTCATGGCGGCTGGCGTCGCGCACGTAGGGCAACACGTTCAACTCATGGCATCCATCCCGCGCACAGGAACCGCGCCAGCGATGTATGAGCAGGTAGTCGCGGAGATCACCAAACAGTTGCATAATTTGCAACAGTTGGGTCAATCGCTCGAAGAAGATGTTCAGAAAGCAGATGTTCAGGCGCAGCCGCAGATGACGCCTGAGATGATGAAAGCGCAGCAGGATATGCAGATCAAACAGGCGCAAGCCGAACAGGACATGGCGTTGAAAGAAAAAGCGCATCAGGCCAAGCTCGGCAATCTCGCTGTCACTACGCAGGCGAGAACGCAGATGAAGGAAATGGATCACGCGATGACCAAGCAGCAACAGGACGAGCAGAAACGCCAACAGCTATTCCATGAAGAGGCGCAGAGCGCGCAAGACCTGACGCTCAATGAGGCGTTTGCCGCGCAAGAACTCCGCGCAGCCGAAGAGAAAGCCGCCGCAATGAAGAAAGCAGAAGCCAAAAAACCCAAACCCAAAAAGAAATGACCAAGAAAGAACTCCACTCACACATCGGGCCAAAAGTCATCACCATGATTTCCGATCCGACATTCGCGCATATCATCGAGTGTGCCCGCGAAGAAATGCCGATGGGAATTATCAGCGGCGATCCAACATCCATCATCCGCAACGAAGGAAAGATGCAGGGCTGGATCGGTTGCCTGCACTTCCTGAAAACCATCGGGAAATTAAAGACGGAAGAACCGCAAGTGACAACGCACCAGCTTTACGCAGACCCAAACACAGAAAATCAACCCAAGAAATAAATTATGATCATCCACACAATATCAGACGCCAACTCTTGGATGGAGCATATCGAGCGAGTTCGATTATTGCCCGATCCTACGCTTCAAAAACTAGCTACCGGCCACCTTCCTTTTGAATCCAATCAATCAGCCAGTCATCAAGTATCAGGGAAAAGCTCTGAGTTATCTAATTTGATGGGAAGATGGGCGGCAACATTTTTGAAACAAAAAGAAAACCCAACCACAAAACCAATACAACTGATATGAACGCTACCATCGAAGCACCAACCGAAACGAAACCCGCAACAGAAACATCAGCCGCCACTCCACCGCCAGCGGAAACGCCATCGGTAATGACGCCGGAACAGGTGGATGCAGTTGTCGGGAATCTGCTTAAACCCAAAGTCACAAAGCTGCCTGAAATCCAGCAGCAACAGCCCGCGAAGCCCAAGGAGAAACCGCCCGAAAAGGCTCCCGATAAACCCGCTGACGACAAGGAAATCAACTTCGCCAATCTTCGCAAGAAAGCGGAGGAATCGGAGAAACGTGCGGCTGAACGCGAGGCTGAATTGACGAAGATTCGTGAGGAATACGACACGTTCAAAAAGAACCCGATTCCAAAGGAGTTTGAGGAAAAGCTGACGGCGGCAGAGAAGCGCGCACTGGAGGCCGATGAACGTGCATCCCGCGCTGACTTGAGCGAAAGCCCTGCTTTCCAAGCGCAGTTTCAGCCGGGCATCCAAGAGGCCGCTGGCATCATGGTTGAAGAATTGAAGGAGCTTGGCGTTGAACCAGCCGACATCAATTCGGCAATCGCTTCTTGGAATAAAGAGCAGTTCGCAGAGTGGGCGGATTCAATGCCCGCGCTGTCCCGTGACCGCTTTTTACGCGCTCACACGGAGGCTGTGAATCTCGATGCCAAACGCTCGCGGGCACTCGCCGATCATCGCAAGACTCGCGCATCACTTGATGAGCAAAACAGGAACGCTCAAAAGCAACAGCAGGAACAGTATTTCGCCAGCTTGAAGTCAGAGCGTGATTCGGTGTTCGCTGAGATCGAAGCTTCGCACAAAGAGCTTCTGGCCGATCCTGATATTCGCAGGCAAACGGGGGAAATGTTGGATCGCGCCATCGGCGCAGACGGAAAGGGATTATCCACCCGCGATATGCTCTCCACACTCGCGCATACACACACGCTTGCCCACCATTTCAAACGTGTCGAAGGTGAACGCCAGAAATTGTCCGATGAACTTACGGAAGCCAAAAAGACGTTGGCGGAACGGGACAGTTTCATCGCCACATTGAACGGTTCTACGCCCGTGCCCAGCGGCACCACGCCTCCTGATAAGGCTGACGTGGATTCGATTGTGAGCAAGCTGCTGCGGCCAACTGTAAAGGGGTAGAAAAAAAGATGTTGACGTGAAGCGATATTTCGCTTACACGGACATTCAGCGTAGCACAAATAGTGCAATCAGCGGATTCTCGATTGAGCCGTAAGTAGTGGTAGTTCCGGCGAACTACAAGAGATGAAGTCTGAGTGGGATCGCCCTCGCAAGCGATCAACGGTCACTCACACATCAACTCAAAAACAACAAACTACTCTTATGAGCGAATCAGTAATCGGTTCCATCGGCTGTTCTGCCGATATTTCAAATCACTTCTCCGTAGCCCAGCACTACCTCGACCCCATCTTCTCCAAGCTGAATGGTCGTCAAGGCGTGTGGGACGGCATGATCAAAAACGGCGGTCGCTTCCCTGTGGGCAGCGGCTTTGCTTCTCGCGTCACTACACTTGCTCAACAGCGTCTCGGCTTTCAGGATTTGAACCTGTGGCAAGACATGGTTGGGCTTCAATCGGATTGCGCGGTAACGTGCGATCCTCCTAACAAGGTCGTCAATCCCGGCAACGCGAACCATCAGTGGTATCGTTTGATGAATATTTCGTATAATACTCAACCGTATTGTCTCGAATCCATGTTCGCCGCATCGCTCTCGCTCGATCAGCAGATTGAGCAGATTTACAAAGACCTCATGTATATCCGCTCGGATGTCATGGACGAGTTCTATCGTAACAATCAAGTTGGGCTTTCCGCCTTCCGCTGGTTGGGCTACGATCCGACTACGGCGCAGGGCGGTTCCCCGGCACTTATGCAGAGCCAGTGGGAGTTTGCTACGGACTCCAACGGCAACGTGGACACGACCTATATCATTCTCGATTCCACCGTGAATCCAAACAGCATTTCGCTGCTCTCCACGGATATTCTGAATCGCATCCGCAACTACGGCATCCCGCTTGGCACCTTCAATCCAGAAGGCGAGATCAAGCTGGTGACGGATTACGAGACATTCAGTGCGTTGCCGCTGTATGACACGAATCGCCGCGAGGATAACCGTTTCCGCGCTCCTGTTTCGCTCAATCCTGATTACGTGGCTACCACCCACTACGCAGGATACGCACTCAAGAACGATTACTTCCAGCTTCGCTACAACTGGACAACGACCGACCCGGCCTACCCGAACGGCGTGCTCAAGCGCGTGTATCAGTGGAGCAATCAGCTTCTCAGCGAAGGCTGCTTCTCGCAAACCAATCAGGACTATGTGGACGCTGATTTCAGCCTCAACATTCCTTGGAGCGATACCGATGCCGTGTTTGAAACGCAGAACGGCGAACAGCCGCTCTCCGCTGGATCAGGCGTCAACTTCCAAGCCTCTGCCTCTCCTTGGGACGGCACATGGCGCTGGATCAACGAAGTAAACGAAGTCACCCCATGCAACCAAGATCGCAACAAAGGATACTGGCGCATGGTGCTAAAAAAGGCGGCGAAACCGCTCATGTTTGGGCAACGCGGTCACGTCATTCTTTCCCGTCGCTTCCCGCTTCGTGGAGTCACCCGCGCCTGCGCTACGCTGCAAGTCAGCACGACTGGCTCGGTGGATTGCACAAACAACTGTCCCGCACAGGACTTCTACCCGCCAGCCTTGGTGGAAAGATACACTTGCGGCGGTTGGAACTCGGCTGGTTCTTGCGCCACTTCTTAGCGGAATGGTCATTCCCTCGCCGCCGTATTGGGCGGCGGCGGGGGTTGACCCCTATAAAACAAAACTATGGCACTTCCTACTTGCAATCCTTGGACAAGCAACACCATCCGCGACACCGATCAGGTCGCGGCCTGCAAAGAACGCAGCGCACGGGCAAGCTTTCAGGAGCTACCCGATGTTACGTTCCTTCTCGCGGTTCTCGACTCGCTTCAACGCCTCGCGGTGGCTGGGGCGGAGGGCTTCGAGAATCTTGACGCATTTGAAATGTGCGACAGCGAAGCAAACGCGCACGACGCTTATGTGCGTATCCACGAAATCAGCCCGCCGATTCAAGCGAACGCGGCGGAGTTGAAACAACTCATCCTCTGGCAACTTGCCAATCCGCTCTGCGCGTTGGGAGCATAAACCATCATGGCTCTTACATCATGCGACTGCATCAAGGAGCAAACACCGAATGAAGTTCAGCAGAGCATTTATTGCGCTCTGCTGACACTCATCGAGGCATCGGGTGGCGATGTTGGCTCCGATCAATACACGTCTGCTCCTGCGCTTGTAACGGCCAGCGGCTCGATTCCAGCCGGTGTTCTCGGATGGAGTATTACGGCCATATCCGGCACTGTGACCGTCAACGGAACCTCGCTTGCGAACGGGAACACCGTGCGCGGCGGCGGCTATGGCGGGCGCACCCTTAAAACAGCAATCGCTTACACCATCACGGCAGGTAGCGCGATGGTGAGCACAGACACTCCAAGCTGATGCCCGCTGAAACCGAAACCAGTATAGCAACTCCCGTAAGTGTCGCAAAAGGCGGCACGGGGCTGACAGCAGGCACCAGCGGCGGTATTCCCGCTTACACAGGAACGGGCACCATCGCCTCATCGGGCTTGCTCGCAGCGAACGCGCTCATGATCGGCGGCGGGGCTGGCGTTGCGCCGTCTACGACGACCACGGGCGCGGGCGTGCTGACTGCTCTCGGCATCGCCCCAAACGCAGCGGGCGGGTTTTCAACGCTTCGTAGCTTCACCGGAAGCACGTCATTGAATGGAGTTGAAGTCCCCGCATTCTCTTTACTCGGAATCGTAATTACAGTGACGGGTGCAGCGGCTGGCGATAAGGCTATTGTTAATTTTCCGGTTGCAGACAGTTCAGGGATAGCCTTGCAGGGGCCAATCGTAGTCACCACTAACACAGTTACCGCCTATCTTTATGCAGCATCAGATGACGGGATTTTTTATCCTGACGCCACATGGACTAACGGTCAATCCATCACCGCTCAAATCATCAAATGAGAACCCACGAAGAATCTCTAGCTTATAACGCGGCAAACCAAGTCCGCAAAACCGCACTCGCCGGACTGGAAACCATCTTCGTCAAAGAGTTTTCCACCGTTCCCGGCGGACTCATGGCTCCGTTATTTGCGGGCCTTGTTGAACTCATCAAACGCGGGATGTTCGACCGTGCAAAGGTGCTTGTCGGCAGCGTGACGGAACCGCCTCCCGGCATCACCACCGAGCGCATGGACGAAGTAAAGGCTCAAATCCTCGCACTATTCCCATAACCATAAACCACTATGTCATGCTGTAACACTTGCGGATCGAGTCAGGGATGCAACTGCAACTACACCGTAGTTCAGGCAGATAATCCCGTGGTTGGATACAGCGCGGCAAACATCAATCTCACCGGGATCGGCGTGTATGATAGCACGAACGGCACAGAGTTCGACTTTCGCGGCATCACATCGGCCAACAACGCACTGATTGTGACGCTGGATGCGCCGAACAACACTGTCCTGCTCACGATGGACATTCAGCAGATCATTGATGACTTGCCGGATGCAACCACCACTCAGCGCGGCGTGCTTGAAACTGCTACGGATGCAGAGGCACAGGGCAAGGCACTTGATAATAAGATTCTCACGCCACTCAACTTGGCGGCGATTGGAGCCACTAGCAGCTTCGCGGGACTCATTGAGATAGCAACGAACGCGGAAGCACTCGCAGGGGCATCCACCAGCCTCGCCATCACGCCCGCGAACATGGCTTACGTCAATGCGACACAACTGGCGACAGTGGTGTTTGCCGATGCCGTAGCAAGGGCGGCGGCGGTGCCTGCGTTTAAGGGGCAGTTTGGGTATCAGTCGGATACCTTGCAACCCTACGTGGCCTATTCCACCGTAGCGGGACAATGGGCACCGATGCTTGCCGATGGTGCGCCCAATGTTTTTACGGGCAACCCCGTGGATATTGATGTGTCTGCGGGAAGCATGGACTTTTACGGAACGCTGTCGTTTGCCGATGATGTTTTTTTCGTCAATACTGCCAAGCTAGGCTTTCAGGCGGGTTCGATTCTCGACTTTAGCAGTTTTTCATTTATCAAGATTGACACAATCTCTGTTCCAGCCAACAGCGTATTAGGGACATCAGGAACGGCGGGCTATCCTACGAGCCGCCCGCTGAGTAACTTTATCAGCACGGGCTACACGCAGACGGGCTACACGACATTTGCAAATCCGGCAACACTGAGAACCTGCGATACAGCCACGGTAACGCTTCCGCAACTCGCTCAGATTGTCGGCACACTCATTGAAGATTTGAAAGCGGTCAAACTGCCAGCAACCTAACACTATGTCTGACTCCTGCTCACCCTGCTCGCCAGCAAACGTCGTTTTCCAAGCTGCCTGCACCGATCCCGGTTCAGCCACGACCTTGCGCCATTTAACGGGGCTGGATAGTCAGTTCTGCGAGCGTCGAATCTTGCCCGGTGACGGCGGCTATCTGGTAGCACGCGCCACTGGCAGCGGCGGATGGCTTATTGGCTTCACGACTGAGCCAGTGGTTCCACTGAGCAATTTCACGGCGGCGCAGACAACGGCTTTCGGGAACTTGGTGGTTCAGGGCAGCGACAACATCATGCGGACGCTCACGGGGCCAGCCGTTGCGAATCTGTATATGTCCACGAACGCGGCGGGGCAGTTGAGCTTTGGCGCGTTGCCAGCCGCCACCGTGCCTGATCCGCTCACGGTTGGCGTCGCAAACGTCATCACGACACTGAACGCCGCCGATGTGAATATCACGGGCACGGTGACGGCTACGGGGCTTGCGACGGGCACGCTGACAAGCATCGTTGGATTGAACGCCAGCAATCAGTTGATCAAAGGCACAATCGCTAACACGGGATCGCAGTGTGCCGCGTTTTATGAGGCGGCGGTTTCTCCTGCTCCTACGGGAAATACGCCGAATGTCAGTGCGGTTTCTGGCAATCCACTGATTATCGGGAATCTTCTGTTCGACAGCACGACAACCGCTGGAAATGTCGCGGGACTGTTTGCTGTCACCAATTCAGTCACGCTCACCTGTCTTATTGCCGGAACCTATGTGGCAGATTTTGGCGGGATGGTTGTAAATACGCTCGCAAGCGAATCCAATAACGGAAAGCCAAACATCGCGCTTTCGGTGAATGGAATTATTGTGAACTCAGGCAATGCGTCGAACAACAACGCGCAGCGCGGATCGTATCAGAATGTTGTCAGTCTTTGGGGGCAGGAAATGCGGAGATACGCCGTTGGCGACACCATCCAGCTTGTCCTTGGATCGAACACAAGCGCATCATCCAAGGTGTATGAAGTTCGCTGTAATTTAACCCGTCTAGGCGCGTGAACCTATGCCCAATTACTATGATGGGCACCAACAACTAAGAGGGGTCTTTGGCGGATCGCCGGACTCTGTTCCTGCCACATACGCGCATCAGGCAGTCAACCGCTTCTTCCGCGAGGATTACAACCGCACACGCCCCTCGATTCAGAACATAGAGCTAGAGTTCGAGAATGACGATGAGCGGGTGTGGTTTCAGGGCGCAAACGGGCAGGGAGCTACATTCTACAACGGTTATCCGTCCTACCTCACGTCCAAGCTGGTGGCAAGTATCGGTGGCCGCATCTTCACCATTGAAGTGAACGGGCGACGCGGCATCGTCAAAAAACTGTATGACGGCAACTCGCGCCAGTTCATGCACACTTGGTTCGCGCAGGGCTTTCAATGGTTGGCGATTCAAGACGGCATCCATCCGCCGCTGTTTTGGGATGGCGTGAATCCGCCAAGACGATCCAACTTAGCCAAGGACGAAATGCCAGTGGGCAGCGTCATGGCTTTCATTCACGGCAGATTTGTGGTGGCGAGCGCGGACGGCAAGAACAGCATCTACGTTGGAGACATTGCTTACGGCGGCACCTTGACAAAGCCCGATGATATTTTGAGCTTCACGGAGCGAACTTATTGGGCAGAGGGCGGCAACTTTGGCACCCCTGTTTTCTTGGGCGACATTATGGGCCTTTACGCGATGCCGTTTCTGGACACGGGCACAGGGCAAAACGAATTGGTAGTAGGTTGCACGAACGGCTTCACGTCGCTCGATTTGTCGCAACCGCGAGAGCAATGGATCAATACATCGGTGCAGCGTGTGGCACTTATCGGCACCGGGCTTTCATCTTCACACGCATTTGCGGGATTGAACGGCGATATGTTTTACCGTTCGCAAGCTGGCGTTTCCAGCTATCGCAACTCGCGCATCGAGTATTCGCAGCGATGGAATCAAACGCCTATTTCCAACGAGGTCAATTACTGGCTAGAGCCTGATAGGAAGGATTATTTGGAGTTCTCGCAAATGACGAGTTGGCAGAACATGGTGATGTGCGGTTCGTCGCCGCTGATTTCCAGCCCGAACAATGGCAGCTTTGGAAAGCACCGCTATTGCCGGGGCGTCGTGACATTCGACGCCGATCCAATGAGTCGCGCAGGAAGGGACGGAGAACCCGTTTGGCACGGACTTTGGACGGGTGTAAGGCCGTGGGCGTTCGCGCAGGGCTTTATCGGCAACGCCAACCGTTGCTTCGCGTTCTCGTATGACAGGGACGGTAGGAATCGGCTTTACGAGTTCACGCTTTCGGATCGGGACGATTTCTTTGACGGGCAACCACGCAAAATCGATAGCTTTTACACGACCTCGATGTTTGGCAACGTGGAGGAAGTCACCAATGCTTTTGCGCCCAAGATTATCAACGGCGGCGTGATTGAGCTTTCGACGATTCGCGGTGCATCCAAGTTCACAGTAGAGTATCGGCCAGATGGATCGCCTTGCTGGATATTCGTAGATGACGGAGAACCGGGATGCGATTGCGCCACACGCAAGACGTGCGAGGAAGCCCCCGATAGACCCATGACGGCATCGGCGCAATGGGCGCGGAAGTATTTGCAGCAAGTCCCATCCAACAAGTGCGTGCCCGGCTCAAGTCAGCCCGCAAATGTCTGGCATCATTGTCAGGTCAAAGTTAGCGGCATCGGCAGTTTCACGGTGGACAGACTGAACATCCGCTTTGAAGTGCGTCCAGATGGCCAGATCGCGGAGTGCCTTGGCAATAACTGCGACCCGATTGATTGCTGCCCTTCGATTAACGATTACGGCTACAACATCGCGCCTCCGGGAACCAATAATGAGGTTCCATTTACGCCAGAGGAACCGCCGAATGGAAAGGTGCGAATTGGCACGGATGCCAATGGCAACCCGATTTACGGATGGATTGCCACGCGCACAGCCCGTGTCTGTTGCCCGCAAGACCAGACGATTTGCGTGATTGAACAAGCAACCGCAACATCCGTGGTGAGCCAGCTTGCGGCGGACAACGCGGCACTGGCAGCGGCTAATACGGCGGCTAACGCTATACTGAATTGCCCGGAGTGCGTTACCCAAGTTCTCTCCGATTCCTTCGTAGAGAGCGGTGATTGGATCGATTTCAGCGGGTTCTTTGCAGCAGGAGAATACTCTGGTAGCGAGCTATTGCCCATCCGCATCGTGAATGTGCTGACAGACACAGAGATCGCGGGAGGCAACGTGGACGAAACGGGAACACTCGTCATAACCCAAGTGCTCGAATACGCCGATGGCACGTATGATCCGTTGACGCACATCTACGTGGACAGCGGGCCGGGAAGTGCGCGCATACAACTCCAGATCGGTTGCAATATCAACGGAGCATACACTTGGCCTGAGATTTTCCCCTACATAAGTTGACAACTCAATAAGATCAATATACACGAACATTACGTTCTTCTAAAATGCCCACGAATACTCAAATTGTTGCAAATCTAAGTTGGACGGACGCACCCCCTGACCTTTCGTGCGTGCCCGGCGACCTGAACCAACTCGGCCAAGTTCTATCTCAGTTTCTTTCCGTCAACTCGACCACGAACGAACTGGATACATCCTCGCAAAACCAAATCGCGTATCAGGCGCTGGAGCAATCCGCAATCGCGCTGGCGACGGCACGGCAGGCGCAGGCCGCGCAGCCATCGTTGCGAAGCAGTCTCGCCCCAATTCCGCTTGCGCCCGGCACATTCCAATCGTTGCCAATTTCTTGGGAACCAGATATGCCCGATACAAACTACATGGTGATCGGCACGTTCTACGGAGATACGGGAAACCTTGGCGCAAACAAGCCAAACTTTCGTGTTATCACAGGAACTCGCGAAGTTGGCGGATGCACCCTTGGTATCGAAGATATTCCCACTGGCAAAAACTTCGCTTTTTCATATCTCGTTCGTTCTCTAACACGGTGAAAACACAGCGCACCATCGTTAATGACATTCTCGCGGACGTTGCGCCGATGGTATTGGACAGCGGCGTGTGTCCTACTACCGAGGACGGGATCAAAGTCATCCTCGATTTCTTGGACAAGGCGTGTTTCGCGTTGCACAAGCGGATTGACAGCGAGGGCACGCTTTTCGAGTGGTATGTGCCGGTGAACAGCGGATGTTTCGCGCTCCCGCAGGATTGCCGGGAGGCTCGGCAAATCGGCATCAACGGCTTGCCGCTTCGTCAGCGGAGCGAGTTCTACATCGGAAAGGTTGCCACTGGCGGCAACTACGGCGGATGCGGCGTATTCGAGTGCCGCGACTTGGGCGACTTCTACATCCCGCAATACCTGCCAAAGACACGCGGAATCCGAATTGCGCTGGTGGCGACAGAGGACGCGGACGCGGGCAAGGAAGTGCTCATCGAAGTCACCAATGAGCACGGCGTTCCTGTGCGCGAAACTCTGGTGTTGAAACGGGACGCGATGCCAGTCACGATGGAGTCAGTTGCGTATGACGTGACGTATTTCAAGAAGCCAAAGACAACTGGGCCTGTCTTACTTCAACTGCAATACGACGATGGGCAACGGTTCAACTTCTGTTCGTATCTGCCGGACACAGAGGAAGGGCTATTCCGGCGCAAGGAACTGCCACGAATGTTTTGGGGCTGCAACATCGCCCGCATCTTGGGCAAGACGCGCTACATCAAAGTGGATAGCGTGAATCAACTGATTCCCTATAACGACCCGCTCGCGCTCATGTCCGCGTGCTCTGCTATCGCGGCACTTCGTCGGCGCGACTTGGAGCAATACACCGCATGGATGAATCAGGCACTCGATGAACTGAAAGCGCAGATGCGGGATGCCGACAGCGCGGGTAACGTGAAGCAGGTCACTTTCCGCAGTAATTTCGCCAATCCGTCCTTAGCGGGGAACTACAAGTCATGGAGCTAAAACCATTCATCATTCTCGCGCTGCCCCGTTCAATGACGGGCTGGATTTCCTGTTTCCTGACAGTTGGCAACGTGTTTTGTCAGCATGAAGTGTATGCGCCTACGCGCCCCGTGGAGGACATTGTTTCGTCCATCCGCAGACAACCCGCGCAGTTCAGCGGCATCGCGTGTCCGGGGTCTTTGACAATCTGGCGGTCATTACACTTGATGATGCCGGAAGCGAACTTCATTTACATTCGTCGTCCCGCTGAATCATCCAAGGCCGCGCTTGCCAAGGTTGCGGGCGTTGATCCATCCCGCATGGATGCTGGCTACGAGATTCTGGAAAGCCGCGCATCGGATTACTTGCAACTGGCAGAGCCGAAAGTGATGGACTGCGAGGAACTGACGACATTGGGCGGGATGAGAAAGCTGTGGGAATGGGCGTGCCCCGGCGAACATCTGCCGCCTGAACATTTGACGAAAATGCACAGCCTACACATCGAACAACGAAAGGAACTATTTCATGCACAAGTTTTGGGACGATAATCAAACACTGACGGAGCCGGAAATGCGACTTGTCGGCGCGCTTTATCACGCGCACGCGCAATGCGTGTTCCGCGAGAACTGTTCGACGATGGCATTGCAGCAGGCGGCGTTTGGTAGCCGCGACCTCGTAAAGAGCTACATCGCCGCACTCGCCACGCTTGGAGACGTTCACGGGCCTGTTGTGGAGGCGTATCGCGTGCTTGCGGGTGAATCACAGGAGCCGGACAGGGTAGCAGGATTTGGCAACAGCTTCATCAAAGGCAAAGCCGACCCCGTTTTCGTTAAGGTGCATGAAGCATTGGAAGCGGGATGGCCGGAAATCATCAAGCAAATCGAGAAGCAACAGAGCGCGCTTCTGCTTCAAGGCAAAGACCTGCATCCGAATCCAGCCTGCTATACCGCAGCCGTCGCCATTGCATTGGGGATGCCGCCGAATCTCGCGCCGAGTCTGTTTGTTCAGGCAAGGCTGGAACCTTGGACGGCGTTGTTTTTTCAAGTGATGAAACAAAATAATAATGTGAAGGAGGAAGTTTAAATGGGCGCTATCATCGCCGGGGCCGTCATTGCAGCAGGCGGGGCTGCATACGCAGCAAATGAATCATCGAAATCCTCGAAAGCGGCGCAATCCGGCATGGCGGCACTCGCCAAGAAGGGCAAGCTGGATGACCCGGAGCTTGCGGACTGGCAGAACGCAGCACGGTTTGCCACGAAAGCGAATCAGGCAAACACGCCAGCGGCCATGTTCTTGGCGAACAACGTCAATCGGTTCAATCAGAATCAGGCGATGAAAGGCTACGAGAAGTTTCAGCCTTACTTCAAACAGAACCAAGAACTCATCGGGCGCAATGCCGCCAGCTTTGCCCGTGGCGAACTGCCAAGTGACGTAGTTGGCAACATCGGCAGAGCGGCAGCGCAGCGCGGCATCCAAGGCGGCTTTGGCATGAGTCAGGGCGCGGGTGGTGGCGGCACTGCCTTGGGCGGATTGAACCTTCGCAACCTTGGGCTGGCGTCACTCGACTTGAGCAAGTGGGGCACACAGTTTGCACAGGGAGCAAATCAGGCGGCAGTTGGCATGACGCCGGGCTTGTTTGATGTCAGCAGCCAATTTATGAACCCGGCATTGGCGATGAACGGGATGCAGTTCAACGCGAACGCGATCAATCAGACGAATCAAATGAACGCTGGATTTGAGAACGCCGTTGGGCAGGCGATGATCAACAACCAACAGCAATCGGCTCTCGCACAGGGGCAGGCCGTGCAGGGGGCCAGCAACACCGTGGCGGGCTTGATGAGCACTTACGCGCAGATGCAACAGGCGCAACAGAACAACAAGACGAATTACGGGGCGAATGATTACGCTCAATACGACAAAAATACCAGACAGTTGATCACTTCATAATATGCCACTAGGATTTGAACCGGGAGTAGCACAAGCGCAACTCGCCATGAGCGAGCGTTACGGGGATCGCCTTGTCAATTCGCTGGCGCAAGCCGGGCAAATGATTGAGGTCGGCTTAAAGACCGTGACGACGATGAAAGAGCTTTCCAGCTTGGGGCAGCAAATGTCTCAGTTGTCGCCTGAATCGCCCGACTATCAGCAACAGCTAATTGGGCTTGGCGCAAGGCATCCGTTTGCCATGCAGACGCCGCAAGCACAGCAGATGATGCAGGCGCAAAACCAGCAGCATTTGCAGTGGAAAAACCAGCAGCACGCGATTGCGATGAGCGAGCGGCAGGATGCGCGGGCGGATGCGCCTCTTGCTATGTCTGAGAAAAATCAGTTGCGCCGGGATGCAAACCAAATGGCGATTGCAAAGCTGAGATATGGCGCGGATGAAAGTCCACTCGCACCCGTTACTCGCGTGCCGGAGACTGAAACGAAATCGGTCTATTCTGAACCCATTGGGCTAGGGCAAACGCAACTGAATAAAACACCAACATCCAGCCTAGAGCCGCAAAGCATCGGTATCGGCTATGGACAGCAACAGCTTGAGCAGGCGGTGCCGGAAATGGCGTCAATGACGCCGGAAGAAATACAAGTTCCGCGCACGCTGAGTCGCGCACAAAAGATCGCAAACACGATTGCAGATATTGAGGGGGGATCGGGCATCACCACTAACGCAAAGCAGCGGCAAGCCATCGCGGCGAGCATGATCGGGGCTGACGGCAGGGCAGCGATGCAGGAAGATCGGCAAGAGGACATGGCGGTTCGGGCGAAGATGGCCGCGCAAGCCAAGGCTGACGCATTTGATCGCACGCACGCAACGCTGGAAGAAGCTCAGGTAGGGCTGACATCAATCGGTGGCGGCAAATACGAGCGCGAGGACGGGGAGATTGTTCGACTTGATAAAATGGCATCTGGCGGGTGGCGACAGAAGCTAGTGACTACACCCCCTGAAAAGCAGATTAGCGATATACAAAAGAGACGACTCAACAAGCTGGAGGACGACATTGACGGATTTACCCGTGAGGCACGAAAGATTCGCGCTTCAATGAAAGGCACAACCCCTAAAAAATCAAAAGAGCTAGAGGCCGCTGCTATTGAGCAGGAAAATAAAGCAAAGGCACTCACGGAAGAATACGATGCCCTGATAGTCGAACTTGGCGACGGATCAAAAGATGACACCGTTTATCCCGATGAGGCCGCTGCGCTAAAAGCAGGGCGGAAGAAGGGCGACCAGATACTCGTAATCAACCCAAGAACAGGAAAACCAGCACGCGCAATTCTCGAATGACCTATGGCACTCAATTTCTTAGACGATGCGCCGACAAAGGTTCGCTTTCTGGATGATGAAGACAGGGCCAGTTCGGAAATAGTTCCTACACAAGACTACGGCGGGGCTGGCGCACCCGCTGCTCCTGAACTACCAGAGGCACCGCCAGAAGTGGCGCGAGCCGCTTTGTCAGTGAATCAGACAGTGGACGACTTTCGGTTTATGAATAGCATCCCGTCCCGCTTGGATTGGAGCGGGGCACTGACGGAAGGCGAGGCGCGATCACAGCGCAAGCGCAAGGAGGATGCGGCGGCGAAGGCAAATCCAGCGATTGATTTCACGAAGCTGGACAAGGTGGCTGGCGACCTTCCGTTCAACGAGACATGGGGCGATGCGGCAGGTAACGCTATCACCGAAACAGGCAACGCGATTGGTGGCGTATTGAAGGCGATTACCACGGGCGGCGGAAGCGTTATTTACGGCGACGCTCTTCGGGAAAATCGAAACCCGGAAAAGGCAAACCGAATCCTTGGCAAAGCGTTTTACGATAAAGACCCGGAAGCAATTAAGATGGCATCCGATAACATGGGCGTTGACTTGACCGACCCGGCTATATTCCAGCGCGCAGCCGATCAGTATAAGATGGATGCGAGCCGCAACATCAAGCCGACTGCGATCCTCAGTAACGGCGCGATATGGGTAAGCCCAAAGCTTGCACTCGATGAAGCCGAATACCTTAAAGCGGTGGATGCGGCTGGCAGTGGCGATGCCAAGCAAGTAGCAGCGGCGAAGGGACGATTCGAGGCGTTGCGCGAGCAGGCTGCAACCGATCTATTGCCGGTGTTACGCGAGCAAGGCGCGTTCGTGAAATACGAAGCGAAGCATGGCGGCAAACACATTTCAGACGGGCAACTTGTGCAGAATTACAACCGTCAAATCGGCATCCCTAGCAAGATATTCAACACCATCGCGCTTGGAACCGAAGGCGGGCTGGCGCAACTCTCGCAATCCATCTATGGATTGGCCGGCATGGCTGGCAGCGATGCCGCCCTAAAGGTGGCGCAAGGCATGGGCCAAGAGGCGAGTAATATGTCCCGGCTTGGTGAGGCAACTGGAACTCCAGTTTTTCCGCAAAAGGTGGTGGCGGCGGTGCCAAGCCTGCTTCCCTACGTGGCGACGGGCGGCGTAGCTGGTGCGGCGGGCGCGAGTGCTCGCGTGGCGATGGCCGCGCAGCTTGGCACCGGGTTCGCTCATGTCGCTGGTTCATCCTTCCCGGATGCGTATGGCAGGCTCATTGATCAAGGGGTGCCGGAATCGGAAGCGCGCTGGCGCGCAACGGGTGAAGCTGTTGTGGATGGATTGATCACGGGCGCAACGATGAAATATATCGGCGGCGCGGAAAAGGCGATGAGCAACCTCGCAAGGGGTAAAGCGGCGAGCACGGCCAAGGGATATGTCGGGGCCATTGCCAGAACGGGGGGCGAAGAGTTTGCACAGGAATCCGCCGAGGAATACGGCCAAGCATTGAATGCGCTGGGCGGTTCAAACAAGGGCGGATCGTCGTTACAAGCCTTCGAGCAAGGGCTGGAAGGCGGCGCAATAGGGGCTGTGCTAGGCGGAGGCGTCGGCGCATTAACTCATGCGGCAACGGATGGCAACAGGCGGGCCGTTGCCAACTACCGCGCCATTTTATTCCCCGAAGGAGCTACGGCGGTGGAGATCAATGGGCAACCGATTCACACGGCAACGACCTCTGAGTTTTTTGAGGCATTACTGGATCGCAAGGCGGCACTAGAGGCAAAGGACAAGCTGACCTTTTCCGAGAAGGACGAATTGCGTCAACTGAACTACGCGGATGAGTATCTGGATGGCGGAAATCCAAAGAGGCGCGATGCGTTTATTAAGGCGAAAGCGAAGGCGGCTGGCGTGCAACTTGTCAGGAATACCGACCGCGCCAATTTTGAAGAGGAAATGCAAGCGGAAGCCGAGCGCATCCGCGCCATTGCACCCGCTGAACGCACGAAAGAAGACGCGGCGACGCTGAAAATGCTGGAAAGCCAGACGCTGGAAGTCGTTGCCGCGCTGCTAGGCAGGCGGTTGCGGGATAGCGGACAGGCGCAAGGACAGAGGCCGATTGACGTGAAGGTGGAACCGCCGCCGACTCCAGAGCCAGAAATCAACACGACTCCGATTGATGGGAAGGGGGATGCAAGCCCGCTCTATGAGGCGGGAGCAGACAAAAATCTCTCGGCAATCGAAGTAACGACAAAAACTGTAACTGCAACAGGTAGTAGCGGTGGCTCCACGACATTCGCAACCGAGGCGGAAGCAGCGCAACACATAGCCCAACAACGCGCCAAAAATCCAAATGTAGTCATCACCGTTAAAGGGATGGATCAGGTTGGGTTAAACAAAGCAGAGGTAGCAAAAGCGGTAGAGCGACTGAACGCTGAACCCGTAGCTGCACCAACTGCTGAAAAACCAGCACCAGACGAAGGGAAGTTCTTTAATGTGTCGTTTTCTCCTGAGAAAAATCAATACGTGATTGAGCCTTCCGATTCCCCTGTTAGCAGGGTAGTGTTTTTAGACCCCGAAAAAGGGCGCGTATATTCCGGCTCTAATCATGGAGAGATTCAGGAGGCTGTGAGGATTAACGAAAACAGGATTCTAAAAGCAGACGGGAAAACCAACGGCTTCTATATTGACGGTAAATACGTTGATAGAACACCCGAAAGAAACGAAACAGACCTTTCGGAATACAAAATCAAGCCGCCGAGCGAACCAAAACCAGCATCACCCGCACCCGAAAACCTTCCGCCAAAAGTTGAAACCGCAATCCGCGAAGTCGAGGCCAAGCCTTCCGACATTCCCGCCCCCGTGGTGTCGGAACCCGCCAAGCCAGAACCCGCACCCGTTGCGAAGGATGAGCCAGCGCGGGATGTGAGCAACGTGGAGGCACTAACAGGAGAGGCCGCGATGACTTTTCCAAAATGGATGAATCAAGGGCGTATCCAGTCGGAACTTTCAAATACGCCGGAAGTAGCGCAGCCGACATTCAACAAGTCGGTAAAAATCAGCACGGAAACAATGAGCGGCCCCAAGGACGTAAGAGGCAGAGAGGTATTACTTCCCGGATATAAAGGAGCGCGTCTAGTTGTTGCTGAATACAAGGCACCGAAAGGGCGGGCGCAGGAAAAAGGATACCGCATCTATTTTCGAGACAGCGGCGCACTTATTCAAGATAGCAATGGCGTATCATCACTGAGCGACACACTCAAGCAGGCTGTCGGCAGGATTAATTCCGAGATGAAGGGGCGCGGACTTCAAAGTAGCTACGAGCTAGTTCACGCGCAGATTGTGGAGCGAGCCAAAAGGGGCAAGGCGGCATCCATACGCCCGCCAGTCGCGCCGCCTGCGCCAGAACCCGCCGCGCCCGCACCGCCTGAGCCAGTGAAGCCAGCCAAGGGCGACTTCGCGCTTGAGCCGCAAGCAGTGAATAAGCCGCGTGGGCGTCGCAAAAAAAGCGACCTACCGCCTGCGCCGGGCGGTCACGATATTATTGATGAGATACTGGATAATCACGGCAAGATTCAATCTCGCGGCGCGGCGCGGAAGAATAAACTGAAAGCGGCAGGCAAATCGCCGTTCACAAAGACTGAGATGGGCGGCGAACACGATGGTTGGAGCAACCTTCCGCCCGCGCTCCGTAAAGCACTCTTCGATTTCACCGGTGGCGGTATTGCGCCCGATGTGATGGCGGACAATGTTCTCAAGGGAGAGAAAATGGGCGACACGGGCGCGCTGCTGGATGCCATTCAGGCGGCATGGAAGGCGCGGATTGCTCACCGGGAAGAAGGCAAACAGCAATCGCGCTTGGCTAAGGCGAACGCGCCAGAGATTAAGCGCATGAAGAAACAGGAAGCGGCTTTTGATAAAGCAGCACTGGAACCTAAGGACGCGGCGGCGTTTCCTGTTGATCCGAAGGCAGTCAATGTCGGCGACAAGATTGTGATAGACGGCGACGCGATGGAAGTGATCGCCGTGGATAAACAGGAAGGCTCTTTCACGCTGGAAGGCGGTGAGCGATTCGGCACCCAAACCGTTCACAGCGACAAGACGATTTACGGCGACCATATCAAGGCGAAGAAGGCACCGGCCAAAAAGCAATCCGCAGAACTGCTTGGCGACGAAACTCCATTCAACCTGACCGCTGAGAGCGCGGAAGAGAAGGCCAAGCGCGAAGCTGCGATTGAGGCCGATGCCAAGGCGAAAGCGGATGAACAGGCGGCGAAAGACAAGGCGGAACAGGACAAGTTGCAGGGTGATATGTTCTCTCAGCAATCCATCGCCGACACCGCACCCGCGCACCCGCTGACAACCTCACAGGTGAAACGGGCTATCGCGCCATTGGTAGCTCGGTTTAAAGGGGCTGTAGAGACGGTGGTGGTGGCGGACGGGTCGCAATTTCCAGATGCGGTGAAAGCGGCGGCAAAGGCGAAGGGTATTGATCTGAATCGCATTGGTGGGGCTGTGTATGACGGCAAGGTGTATCTGAACGCCGCTGGACTTAATTCGACTGCGCGTGCTGCCGAGGTATTCTTTCACGAACAAGCGGGGCACATGGGAGTTGACGGGATGCTGGATGCGCTCTCGCCTAAAAGCTCTGCGCGGCTATTGGCTGCGCTCGAACGCGAGTTTCCGGCTGAGTTCGCGTATGTGGCGAAACGCTACGGCCCCAAATCGCAGTTGTCCGAAACGCTGGCGCGCATCATGGAGAAGTTTGGGCCAAAGTCGGATTCCACGCCAAAGGATCAATCGCGGTGGAGACGCATCCTCGATTTCATCCGCACCATCCTAGCCAAGTCAGGCATTAAACGGTGGACGAAGAACGACATCGAAGCCCTGTTGCGCCGTGGCATTGATAAGGTTCGCGCGGGTGACGGGAAGGCGGATAAAAGAGACAGTGTAAAGTTCAGCATAGATGGTGACGAGGATACGCAGGAGGATGTTGACGATGGTGGAATTGAGCACTCCACGATGGACAAATATCAGGAGAGCGAAGTGCGTGTTTTCCCGTCGCTCAATAAGGAGGGGGTGAAAGCTGCCGCGATGGCTGCTATGGAGAAAGACCCGAATCTTGCGGATGCAATTATTGCGCGGTTGAACGGCCCGGTCAGCATAGATCATTCAGTCACTCTTAAAGAAGAGGCAATTCTTCAAGTCCACGCCATTACCCTGCTTAACCGAAGGAACGCGCAGCAACTAATTGTCAACAACACCAAGCTATCTAGCAATGAACGCGCAACGGCGATGGCTGCGCTGGAAAATATCGCACATGAAATGGAACGACTCGATAACGCCACGGAAGCATCCGGCGCGTTGTGGAGCAGGTTCGGGAACTATCGGCAGACGGTGCTCAAGGGCGATTACTCGTTCAAGTCGTTAAAAGCGCAGGCACTCTCTCAGAAGCGCAAAGGCGGCGATGAGGATGCGGAACTTACCAAGGAAGAGATTGATCGGCTGCGCGGAATTGCCGCTGACTATGAGCGGATACAAAAGGAACTGGATGAGCGCGTGGAAAAGCTCACAGACGAAGAAAAGGCGCGGATAGCGCAGGAACGCTTTGATGCACTGGCGTATCGCAGTATTCCAGAGAGGGTTTTAGAGCAGGCGCGTGCGTGGGATAAGGAGCTTCTGGACAAGGGCGCGGCGGCGGATGCTGTGCTTGATGCCGTATTCGCGGAGATGGATGATGCCGGAGAGTTCGTGAAGTTTGCAATCAACGAAGGCGAAGGTTCGACGCCAAAAGCCGATAGCGAGGCTGATATTCTCCAAAAGAAGGAACGCCGGGAAAAGATACTTTCAGCCTTAGCGGACAAGGCGGCGGTTGAAATGCGCTTCGGGAACTTCGATAATTTTTCAGCCGATATTTTTGATAAGTATGGAAGCGCGTTTAGCCCTGCTTTCGTCAAGGAAGCGTGGGCACTTGGCAAGAAACGCTATGAGAATCTTGGCGGCAAAAAGGCCACAAAAATTGTTAAGAAAAACAAGGGCAAAGCTCCCGCATCCGATTCAACGACTCGCACCAAAGCGAAGGCACTTGCCAAAAACGATCTCGATTCGATCAAAGCCGGGATTGAGGAAATAGCGGAAGACCCGACCGCGCTCGAAAACCTTTCCACGCTCAAGAAATATGTGCGGATCATGGCAGACAAGGCGGTGGAGGCAGGGGCAACCAGCGTCGAGGATGTAGTGAAGCAACTACAAGAGTTTTTCACTCCATTACTTCCAGAGGGCACGACGATCTCTGATATGCAGTTTAAAGAGTATTGGAGCGCATACGGCGAAGGCAAAGCGGCGACAACTGTTGCGATTGAAATGCTGAAAAAGCAGTTGAAATACGAGGCGTTGCTGGAAAAGAAGCTGGAAGTGACCAAGCGCAAAGAGCGCACGAAGATCACAGGCAATCAGCGCGTTGCGCCAACGGACAATGCGCGACGGCTGACGAAAGAAATCAACGAGGCAAAGAAGTTAATACCAGAGACGGATGAAGAGGCGAAGAAGCGCGGGGAGGCGCGCAATAAGTCCTCACTGGATGCGATGGAAACCCGGTTGAAAAACCAAATAGCCGATCTGCGCTTCGAGATTGGTCAAGGTGTTCGCACGCTCAAGCGCAAGAATCTACCTCCCACAAGTCCGCGCATTGAAAAGCTGCGCGCTGAACTGGCGCAAGTGCAGTCGGATCACTTGGCGATATTCGGCAAGCGCCAGATGACCGAAGAGCAAAAGCAGAAAGCCGCGATTGCTGCCGCTGAACGGGCGGAGAAACGGGCGGAAGCCGAGCTTTCCGCCGCCAAGAAAGGCCAGTTTTCGACCCCGCTCAAACGAGGGCAGAGCCGTTACGCGGCTGTGCTGGCGATCCAAGCGCGCACCGAAGCGGCGCGAGCAGAGACGAAGATGCTGCGCGACATGGATTCCGCGCTGGCGGAAACGAAGAAGCAAAAGGAACTCGAAGCGGAAATCGAGCGGCTGGAAAAGACGCTGGGCGAAGGTAAGTTTGCGCCGGAATCCAAAGAACCCGGCGCACCCACGGCGGACACGGAAGCCGTCACGAATCTAAAAGCGAAACGCGACGCACTCGCCGCTGAATTGGCTAAGAAGCGCAAAGCTGCGCGTCCTGTGCCGGATGCTGAGTTGCGCGAGCTAAAGCGGCTGGAAAACGAACTAGCCAGACTGATTAAGGGGAGAGCGAAGCCGCAGAAAAAGATGACGGTGGACACGGAGCAACAGGCTTTCGCACGCGAACAACTTGCAGCCAAGCGCGCTGAACTCGCGGAGATTCGGGCAAATGATGATATACTCAATATCGCCAGAAGGAAAGCCGCCATGCTACGCTCGCTCGCCGCGCTACAACAGCGGATGAAGGATGGTAACTTTGACCCGACCCCGCGCAAGCAACCCACCGACCTGTCCAGCGACCCGGAAGCGGTGGCACTCGAACTTGAACTCGCCAAAACACGGGCGGAGTTTGATGCGCTGAAGAAAAAGATGGAGATAGCGAACATGAACCCCATCCAGCGCGCCGGACACGAAGCGTTGCGGCTATGGGATGCCTCGCGCAACGTATTCCTGAGTCTCGATATTTCCGCGATGCTGCAAACCGCTTTCGCCGCTGCCGCGCATCCCATTGAGGGCGCGAAAGCCCTTGGTAAAGGCGTGAAGGCATTACTATTCACCACTTGGTCAAATGAATACGCGAAGAAGCTGGAAATGCAGGAGCGCGCCGAACCGTTATTCATGGATGGCACCCTAAAAAAGATGGGCGTTGATGTGGGCAGTATGCAATCGCACGGGGTAGAGAACATCGGTTCCGACCTCGATAGGCTCGCTGACCTCGAAGCCCGGTGGCAGTCCATTCCAGATGTTATCAAGGGATTATTTGGATTGAACGGACAGAAGTTGGTTAAAGGGCTGGGAGGCGTCGGCAAGCTCGCCGTCAAGGGGCTTGCGCGCCCGTTCAAGGCATCCAACGTCGCGTTTGCCGCTATCTCGCATCACATGAGGCTGGTCATGGCGAAATCACTATTGGAACGGCATTACCGCAATCAGCCTCCGCCCACAAAGCAGCAGTTGGAAATATTGGGCGGGTTCGTCAATACCGCTACCGGCAAAGGCTTCAAAGGCGGCGGCATGGGCGACAAGGCGATCCATTTATTCCTTTTCGCGCCCAACTATTATTTGAGCATCGCCAAGAGCTTTATAGGATATGACGCCTTGAAGGCGCTCGCAAAACTCGAAGGCAAAGCGGCTGCAAACATTATCACGGAGTATCTTAGGGCGACGATCACGATGGCGATGGTGTGGGCCATGTCGCGCTTGTTCGGCGATGACGATGACGATGAAATGTGGAATCCACTTGCTCAAAACTACGGCAAGTTCAGCACTAAGAACGGCACCCTGATTGACCTAACAATGGGGCGCGGCACCTACATCTCAACTGTTTGGCAGGCGTTACAAGGCGAAAAGCACGTCAACGGCACTGTTATTGACGTTAATGGCTATTCGCATATTTGGAACTTCTTAAAGTATCGCGGTTCGCGTGAGTTTAAGACTGGTATCCCGGCAGTCACGGCGCTCGTCCGCTGGATTACCGGCAACGAGAAACCCGTAGAAGATATAATGGGCAAAGAGATCACGCCAGCGGGCCAAGTTTATGAGGCCGTTGCGCCCCTTGGCTGGCGCGAATGGAAGAATCTCGTCGAGGCCGAGGGCATGACCACCGGGAGTGCCTTGCAGCTACTCAATTTGATGGGCATTACGAGCAAGGTGCCAAAGGAGTAGGCTGATTTTAACCCTCCAACTCTTCCATCGGCGCATCCGTCCATTCTGCCTCGATAGCCTCTTCCTCAATCTTCACGTTTGCCCCGGTGATTGACAGGCTGATTTTGTTCATGGGCCGATCCGATTGCCATGCGTGAACCTGTGCCACGCTTTGAACCACGCTTTTCGCCTTCTCCGCATTGTCAAAAATCTCTTCGCCGCTCATTTCGGCAATCCTTTTTGTCGCCTTATTGAACCCGCGAGCAAGGTTTATTCGGGAATCGCCATCGAGTTCCTTGTATTCATCAATCAACGCCTGCGACGGGGAAACCTTGGTTTTGGTGCGTCCCGGAAGCCCTTCCATCCACTTGTATCTATGCGCCCAATTTTTGATGCGATCCAGAGGTATCCCAAGGCGACGGGCGGCGTTTGACGCTCCTATTTCGATGACGAGCATTTTGATTGCTTCCTTTTCCTGATCGCTGTGCATTGAAGCTGGCATTGCTATATCCAAGCAGATTGTTGACAGGTGTAAAGTTTTCTCGTATTTCCACCAGCAATTACCGATGTTGAAAATCCTCATAGTAGATGACTCACCAAAGGTTGCCGAGTCAATCGGTGCACTCTTGCGTGTCAGCTATAAGCGGCTAATGCCTGCTGGCGTGCCGGAGAATGACCCTCTCGACTTCTATGTGTGCCGCAGTGCCTACGAATTGGAGCAGCACAAGCACGACAAGGTGGACGCCATCTTGCTCGATCTGCGCCTAGCCGACAGCGACGAACACGCAACGCTGGAATGGCTGGATGAGAACGCAGAGAAGATTCCGCCTACTGTTATTATCACAGAGATTCCGTGCGCCAAACATCATTCCAGCCTTGCTGTGACAAGCCTCGCAAATGGAGCGGCTGACTTTTTTCACAAGGAACGAATCTTCACAAAGCACGGATCGGATGCGCTGCTGGCGAGGATTATCAAAGTCGTCACGCATCGAAAGCGCATCCTTAAAAAATACGAACTTAGAAAGGAAGAATCAACGTGCCTCCAAGACTAGTGATCTCAGACGACGCCCTCGATGAAGCAGTGAAGCGAGTCAGCAAAAGCGACTCAAAGAAAACTGTGCTCATATCTATTTTCGGATGCACATTTTCTATCGTTGTGACGATCCTTTCCTGCACGGTTTGGGCAGTGCGCCAGTTCGATCAAATTTGGACAGTGAAGCATGAGGCGGAATCGTGGCGGCAAGTGGTGAAGGAAAATCCTGCTATCAAACCGCCTGACATTTACGCGATTCACGACAAATAAACTAATGAACGAAAAAGCCCGCAACGTCCTTGCCGCCACAACCAGCTTCCTTGCTGGATTGGCCGCGCTTCCTTATCAACTTGGCGACATCGCCACGATTATTCCGCCTGAGTGGAAGTCAAAGCTATTCCTTGTTTGCAGCATCGCCGCGCTTTTGCTTCGCTACATCAAACCAACCTCCGCACCACTCAAATGAACCCCTTCATCCGCGATCCACGCCGCATCGTTCTGGCTTTCGTCTATGCCGTGTTTGCGATTCTCGCGTGCCTCTATCTCACAAGCTGCGAATCCATCCCTTACCGCGTCTCGCTCAACTACGGCGGTGCCAGCGCGTCGTATGACGGCAAGCGCGTGCTTCTGGATGTGGACGGGAACGAAGTCGGCAGGAGCCTGAGAGGATACGCAAAATGAGCGAGGAAATCCGACTGGCTATCTTGTCGCCTGAACAAGCCCGTGACGCGCTGGCGAGGATTGCAGAAGCGGAAATCGGCGTGCGGGAAATTGGCGGCAACAATCGCGGGCCAAGGGTGCGCGAGTATCAATCAGCGACTTGGACGGAGCCGGGAGTTTGGCCGTGGTGCATGGCTTTTGTTGCGTGGTGCATCCGCGAATGGTTAAAGTCGCCAAGCGTTCAACAGATTGCCAAGCTTCATAGGCCGCGCACAACTGGCGCGTTCGACTTCATCCGATGGGCAAAGGACGAAGGCTTGCAAGTTCTGGACGAGAATGAGCCGTGCCGCCGTGGAGACATCGTGGTTTTCGACTTCTCGCATATCGGGCTTGTGACGGCTGATAGTGAGCGCGGCGAAATTGAGGTTTGCGAGGGGAACACTAACGGACGCGGCGAACGAGATTCAGAGAGCGGCGATGGAGTGTGGCGCAAGGAGCGCGCCCGTTCGCTGGTCAAAGCGTTTATCCGTTTGGTTTGAGTCTCATGCGTGAGACATTATCCATCTTGCGTCTCCGCGATTGCGATATTTTGATGTAGTCGGCCTTCATTTCTTTGTCCTTTCGAGTTCGGAGGGGGCGGCGAATGAAATTCCAAGTGCAGCGTGCAGCCTGTCTATGGTGGCAAATATGATTTCATTTCGAGGATCGCTGGCTGCGATTGAAAGCAGGTATCCAGCGATTTGAGACTGTAATATAAGAACTTCGGCGTGTGCTTTCTCCAAAACATCCCTCCGCACGAAGTCTGAGCCGGTGGCGGTGACTGCGGCGAGTTCGGTTTCGAGTTCCTCCATGACCTCTGCGCGAACAACCTCGAAAGACAGTTCCTGCACAAGATACGGCTCAGTCAATCGGGCGGCATCTGTTCGTGGTGTGGTGCTCATTGTGGTTTGGTTTCTTCGAGGGTTTGTTGGGCGCGATTAGCATTGTGCTCGCAAGCGTCTTGCATTGCGCGTTCGTTGGAGTGGCCGTTCCAGTATTCCGCAATGCTTTCCAACGCCTCCCGGCATTTGGCGAGCTTGGCGAGGGCGGCGTCGCGGTCTTGCTCGCACTTTGTCCATTCGACAACTTGGTGTGCGGCTTCAATGGCTGTCGGATGTGTAATAAGCCACGACTGTTTCTCTAACAGCTTATCACGTTCCTCTGTCCGCTCTGCGAGTGAGCGTTCAAGATAGTGGGCGAAGTCGGATTTGACTACATACTGCTCGATGCCGTCTTGGTCGGTGTAGCTGTATTCAGCCGCATCAGTCAGCGGAGTTGGTCGTTCGTTGTCGTTCATAAATTTTTGTCGAGTAGCGCGAGAATTGCGAACCAGTTTTCCTTGGTTTTGAAGTAGATTTCCATCGTCGTATCAACGAGGTATATGTCTATTCCAAACAGCAACGTGTCGTCTTTATAGGCGTAGTAGCCTTTAAAATCTAGCTGGTTGAAGGTGAACATCACGTAGCCGTCCACATAGACCTTGACCCTGCCGTTGTAGATCGCGAAGTCGTAGGTGTGGAGGGTCATAGCTGGATTAGCACATTGTTGATTGTTGCCTCATCAGTGAGCGGCGTTGGTCGTTCGTTGTTGTTCATGGTTGTTGTTTTGAATTGTTCAACTCGGCTAGCTCTTCGGCTTTGCATAATTCTGAAAACCGATTCACGGCGCGTCTATTACAGTCAATCGCAAGCGTGTCTTTTTCTTCCTCGGCTTTCGCAAGCTCCCGCTCCGCATCCGCCAGCGCACGTCGCGCCGCTTGCAGCTTCGTCGGTTTCGTTTCGGGGATGTTAAATGGTAGTTCTTTCATATCAGTTCGGTTTGGGTTTCTGTTGGTTTTGGTGGTTCGGTGAAAAGTGTTTGCTGCCTTGTCTCGCGGTCTATGCGCTCGCACGCGGCCTCAAAGTGCGCCGGGTCTTTCTCGATGCCCACGAAGCGGCGATTCCCTCCAACGCACGCAATCCCGGTTGTGCCGCTCCCCATGAACGGATCGCAGACAGTCATTCCTTCGAGGCTGGCGCGGTTCACGAGCCAGCGCATCATCGCTATCGGCTTCGCGCACGGGTGCGGCTGTTCGTTGGCGTCGTTCGGATACGTCTGCCCGCAGGAGTTTGCACGGCTTCCCATGCCGCGCGCCAGATACGGGTCTTTCCCGTAGTAGAGGATGGGCTGCATACAGGTGAATCCCCACCGCCCGTTGCCCGTTCCCGCCGCCGAAAAGAAGCAGCCCATGTCGTCCGGGATTGGATACAGATGCAGGTTGCGCACGCCGGGCGTGACCACCACACACGCCGCGAGTTGCTGGCAGAGCATTATCGCCGGAACGCACACGCTTCGCACGTAGAGCGGCGAGTCTTCATGGCAGTATTCTCCGGCGCGGATGGTCGTGCCGCCGCCGCGTTGCGTCGCGCGCTTCGCTTTCAGTTCCACACCATACGGCGGGTCTGTCACCACGGAGTCTATCCCCGTGAGCATTGGCAGCACTTCGAGGCAGTCCGCATTGTAGAGCGTGCAGTTTCCAAATTGCCTAATGATTAAGTCGGTTTTCATAGCTTCTCAAAATCTTCCTCCCGCTTGGCCTTGCACACCGCGCACTCGCCGTCCTTGCACTCGGCAAAAGTCAGTTCCTCTCCGCACTTGCGGCATGGCGGATTCGGGCGCGTGTAGGCGTCTATGTCGCAGTCAATGGCGAAGTCGTGGCCTTTCATGCTCATAGTAATTCAGGCTGCTGTGATCGTTTCTGCTTGCGCTCACCGTGCCATTTCTTGGTTCGCTCTTTATGGCATGGCTCGCAAAGCGTTCTCATGTTTTCGAGGATCGTCATTCCGCCCTCACTGAACGGGATGATGTGATCGTAGTTCGCCTTGTGTGGGCGCGGATTTTCCTTTTTCCATGAATAGCCGCTGTCTGCCCGGCATTGCATCCAGTATTCGTGCGTCCATTTCTTTTCAGCATCGAAAATGTCTAAGCCGCACATCTGACAAACGCCCTTGTCTCGGAGCTTCACGGCATGAATAACGCGAGACGGTTCAAATGCGTCATAGCACTTCGTCGAACACCATGACTCGCGGCCCTTTGGAATGTCCGATCCGCACCCCCTGCATCCATAGGTGCCATCCTCGCGCCGTTGCCTTTTTGGGAATCTGGCGCGGTCGTAGTTGATTTTGAATACGCTCATTGTTCGATGATGTTTCGGATTTGGTTGATAAGTTGATCCTCCGTCTCGCTGTGTGGAGCGACAATATCGCGGATGTTGTTCAGCGTTTCCCATGCTAGGCATAGGTCGGTTTGATCCCTGAGCTTGCCGTCATCGGTGGAGCCGTAAGATTCGCACGCGAAAAAGATGCATTTCCCGTTAATCGCCCCGCGTTGTATCGCTCCGCATTTTGGGCAGGTCATGGCTTTGGTTTGGTTTTATACTTTCCGCAACGGTTTTTGGCGTCCTCGACTATCTGGTGAAGTCCGAGCATGATGCTTCCATTGCTATTCAGCAGCATGGCGATGTCGTCTAGGGCAACATCCAGCGCATCCCGCTCGGCGGTGACTGCGGCTAGTTCCCGCTTCACTTCCGCAACCTCGTCAGCGGTCACAATTCGCCAGTCTGCCGGTGCGTGGTGCGCTATCAGCCATTCGATGCGATAGATTGCCTCTTCCTGTTCTGTTCGTGGTGTGCTCATGGTTTTTCGTTTATTAGGTTGCAGATTTCTTCGGCGTTTTTCGCCGGGACTGTGATTGTTTCCCTAGATAGCTGTGACGGCTCGCTGTTGCCCGTGTAGATGGTCGTGACAACTACAACGGTTAAGAAGTCCGCGCAGCTATGCGGGATGGTGTAGGCTTTGAGGTTAATCGTCATTTCGGTTTTTTGGCGGAATAGGTTTCGAGGAAATCGTCTATCGTCGCCTGCGGCTTCGTATCGAGTAGCGCGCACGCCTTGCACACGGCGCGATGTCGCTTTATCAGCGAATCACGCTCGGCTCTGGCGGCATCGCGTTCGGCTCGCAACTGGTCTAGTGTTTCGGTTTTCATATAGTTATACAAATCTCGCTCCAACCATGACGCAGCGCGCAACGGCGGCGAGAGCGGCGTTGCGAAGCGCGTTGTCCGGCTGCGGAAATGAATGGCTGGCTTGGCGTTCAGCATCGCGTCGTTCCAAGTCCTCGACAAAGAAATCGTTCCAGTCCGTCCCCCGGATTTCTTGCGGCCATGCTGCGCCACATTTCAGCGCAGTTGCCGCTTTTGTGCCAGCGACGACGCCGGGGTTCTTCCCGATCCGCTGTTCGGTTTCGTGATCGTTATCAGCAGCCACGACGCGCCAACCCTTCACTTTCATGGTTTCGGCGACTTCGACTAGGTTAATGGCTGAAAACGCAATAAAAACCCGCGCATCCGGTATGGCCTCTGCAAGCGTTGCGCCCGTAGCAAGCCCCTCGGTGAACACGCTGAGCGTTGCGTGCGGACGATCAATGACAACGCTCGTTCCTTTCGTCGGCGCGCTGGCGAAAAACCGTTTCTCGCCTTCGCTGTCAATCGTCTGACAGGAGACAATGTTGCCGTTCAAAATCATCGGCACCACGATCCGCCCTTCGCTATCTTTTTTCAGCCCGCGCAGCCCGCGCATCGTGATTCGTTTCTTAGCGAAATACGGATGGAGCGGTTCTCCTAACAACGGTTCACAGTCTATGTAATGTTGCCTAGCCGCCACGATAGCAGCCGCGCGCCGTTCCTGTTCGGCTTTCCATCGGGCCGCGTTGATAATCGGGCACGGGACAGGCAGCGGCTTTTCTTCTTTGTCGCGCCACCAAGTCTCGGCCTCGATCATTTCGGAGAAGTTAATCGCCCATCCCACGCGCTCATCGGCGGCGAGCTTGAAGCTGCCATTTTTCGAGCGCGGCTTACAGGCTGTGCCACAGCGCATCCAGCGTCCCGGCACAATCACGGGCGGCGGCATGAGGTTCAGAGCGTGTAGGAAATCACGAAATTGCATGGGTCTTTTGTTCCTTTGCCCACTTGCGGGCGTTATTACGAATCTCATTCACCAATTCGAGCGACGGTTCAACTGGCGCAACCTCGTCGCAACCCTTCGGCCAAACACCCGTGCGCTCCTTGTATTTGTGCGCGATCCAGCCGGGCTGATAGCCTCGACTCTCGGCGATCCAAAGCAACTCCGCATACAGCCTCAATTTGTCAGCTTTTGACAAGCCAACCGCCCCGCCGTCCAGCCGCTCCATTTCGCCCTCGCGGTGAACAATGACCGTTGCCTTTGGAAACTCAAAGCCGCACGAAGGACAAAACGGCATCGGCTTAGCGAGAAGCAACGCGCAAACAGGACACTTCACTGGCTTTTTCTCCTTCGGCTTAGGCTTGTTTTTGTCCGGCTTTTTGCCGTCATCCAACTCATCCCAGCCGTTCTCGAATAGGTCAATAATCTTGCCCCAATGCCGCGCCATATTTCCGGCGTGATCGAGAAAGATGCAACCGCCGTCCTCTTTGCTCGCGTGAGGCCTCAAGCCGCGCCCGATGCACTGGATCAAATTGGCAAAACTAGCTTTGAATGGGCGGCACAGAATTACGACGCCAACCTCGGCGGCATCGAAACCCGTGGATAGCGCGTTGACGCTAATCAGTCCGCGCACGCATCCCGGCGAGCCTTCGGCGGTTTTCAGTCCGTTGATCGCCGCTGTCCGCTCTTCGCCAGCGGTGCGATAGGTGTAGAGCGCCGTCACGACGCCCGCCGCCATAAAAGCCCGTTGCAGTTCCTCGCAGTGGCCGACGTTGCACCCGAACGCGATGAACTTCTTTTCTTGCCCGCGCTGCAAATACTCTTTCACGACATCGCCGATAATCGGGATCGCCCGTTCGCTCACCGCTTCGTCCGTCCACTCGCCAGCTACCACCTTGGCCCCCTCCATGTCCGGCTCTTTGGCTGCGTATGCGTGCCAGCTTGACAACGATCCTTGCGCGATCAATTCGTTCGTCGTCGCTACATTGGTGATGCTCGAATAAATCTTCGCCAAGTTTTTCGTGAACGGCGTTGCGGAAAGCCCGATGGTGTAACACTCCTTCTTTTCAAGGTATTCAACTGCCTTGTCATAAATCAGATGGGCCTCATCGTAAATTACGAGATGCGGGCCAAGTGGCTTTCCCTCTTCATCGTGCCAGTGTAGAAACCCGTCTCGTCTGGCGATGGTTTGTGGCGTGGCGATTTGGACTAGCTCAGTATTTTTCCGCCAGTGATCCGCTTGTATCACGCCATGCGCCAGCCCGTGCGCCTCGAACATGGCGGATGTTTGATCCACCAACGCGATGCGGTCGCACAAAAACACGCATCGTCTCCCAATATCGCTCCATTGTTTGAGCAGCCACATGGCTATCACGGTTTTCCCGGCTCCGCATGGGGCGTAAAGCATGACCCCGGCGTGCCCTTCGCCTAGCAACCTGTTCACGTTATCGGTAGCCGCGTCTTGATAATCGCGGAGCACGATTTCCTGTGGCGGCTCTTGAAAAAGCGTGGCACTCATTTTTCGAGCAGTGCGGTTACGGAATCCACCAGCTTGCCAGTGCCGCAGTTGAGCAGCTTCCGTAGCTTTTCGATGATTGCGCCAGAATAGCGGGCGGACTTGTCAGCGGCGGAAAACTGACGCTGAACATCGGCCAGCCTGCCCTCCAATGACGCGATTTGCCGTTGCAAGGCTAGGTTTGCAGCCGCTTTATCGTCGGCAAATGCGTTTTTCAGCACTGCCTCCATTTCCTTGTTCTCTGCGTGTAAATGATCGGCAAGCTCTGCTTTTTCGGCCACGGACAATCCCGCCGTGTAGGACAGCGGCTTCCACCCGTCCTCGATTACGCGCTTCTTTTTCGTGGATGGGGCAATAATTTCAACCGCCTGCTGCACCTGCTTGGCCGTAGGTTGATCTCCCCCGGCAATCACCACGGCTTCCTTCCAAACTTCGACAACCTTTTCCGGCTCGATTTTCGACAAAGGGCGGAGTTGATTTTCGTTCGTTGGTTCTGGAAACACGCCACGTGGCGTGCTGATTTTCAAGGACTTGCGTATATTTTCCGCTGTTTTGGCCGCTGAAATCAATCTTCTGGCGTAATCTGTTGACAGCTTCCACCGCTCAGAACAGTAAGCAGAAAAGGTGTTGTGATTCAGCTTGTAAAGCTCATCTCGGTTGATCTCGGCGAGCGCATCGCATACCACTACGAACGAGGTCAAGTGCTTGTCTATTTTGCCCTCCAATTCAATGAGGCGTTTCGATTGTTCTAGTGTGATAATTTCCATATTTCAAAGGCGCCTCGCAATGTAGAACCCGGCTGGAATCAGCGCGGCACTGCGAGGCATTTGGTTTTGAGTTTTCATCGGTTCTCTCGATGTGCCAGCAAGTGCTGACAACGTGTTTTCTACGTCACTTCCGCGCCGCTGTCAACGGGGAAGATTCGTCCGCCAATGCTTGTTTCCACCGCTCGACTTCCTTCGCGGCAATCGTGATTTCGCTGAACTGCGCCGTGCCAGCGTTTAGGCGGGCAAGCCTTGTCATTGCGAGGCCAAGCATCATCTTGGCGTGACTCTCGCGTTTAGTTCGTGTTTTCATTTTTTGCAAGTTCGTCAAGTTGTTCAAGTCTTTCGAGTTGTTCGGGCGTCATCGGTTCCGTGCAATTCCAGAGGTTAATCAGGTGCGCGTGTTCTGCTTTTTCTTCGGGTGTCATACGCCGCATAAGCCCGTGCAATCGTTGCCGAAAAGTTCACCCTGTCCGCGCTCAATGTCGGTAGATAGATCAACCTGATCGAGCGGGATGCAGGAGTTGTGAAGATATGGAATCCCGCGCCTTGTGTCGTCGTGTTCATGCGCGGCTTGTAGTTTGCGCTCAAATGCAATCGCGCCAGCAAACTCATCAGGTTCTTCGTCCTTTAGTCGCTTCCATTCTGCATCCGAGTGAAACGGGCAATAGACGCACGCGCTTCTAGGCGGCTTCGGATAGCCTTTTTTCTCCATCCAGCGCAAGCAGTCGTGCCGCTTCATCCCTAGATCAATCAAAGGCCAGCGATGCTCGCACCACTTATCGCGGCTTGGCTTCATCCGATGCGCCTCATCCAGCGAAATGCCGATCCACTGAATCACGCCAAGAGTCTTTTGTCCGCGCTTGATTCCGGCAATCCGGCGACTCTCGCGCAATAGCATTGCCACCTTAAAATCAGCCGTGCATGACCTTCCTAGAATACCCCTGCTGCCGTCTTTCTTGTTCAGCGTGAACGCCGGGATAATTGTCTGCACCCGTGTTCCTGATCGAGTTTTCCGGTTGTGGATTTTAAGACTAGCATCTGTCAAGCTGCCGCGAGTCACCCGAATCACGGGAAACGGCAACTGCTTTTCCAGCCAATCCAACCAGCGATAGACGCTTGCGGGTTCTGCCTGTGTATCAGCAAACACGGCAGCAGTCGGCATCGGCCTTC